TTACCGCGCATTTGCATATTCCTCGCACGTGGTGCGATCAAAAGTGAAACTGATGAGATATTCGCGTGGGAAAAGCAGGTACGTGTCTACATAGGTTGCACCTGCTTGAAGGAATGCAAGATGGGTGGGGGAGAGGCAAATTGACCTTAAGCGTGCATCGTAAAACTCATACATTTTTTCTGTCAGGACTGTGTCATTCGCGAAGTCTTCCGGTGGGAAAGTATAAATTTGCTGCCTTACTGAGTCAGTAACTCTTCCTTCCACAATGAAGGAGGGATTGTTGTACTCACGTTTCAAATATTCTGCATTTGATGTTTGAAGGAGAGATTCAAGATCTGAAACCGCAAGTTGTCCGTTGGCGGCCGCGATGGTCGCTGGAAACTGTGTCGCGCAGGTTTCTCTATTCAGCATGTAGGACCCGAGTTCCGTTTCATCGAGAGCCAAGAACTGCACTTGAACCACTATGCCCGCGGCCAGGAGGCTGTTGATCTGAGGTAGTTCGCAATATTGGCTAACCTTGTCGGCATCAGGATCGTCCAGTACTGAACGAATGCCTTCTTGCGCGTAGAAGACTTTGCGCAAGGTGATGCCCATTGCTTCTGATCTGGCAAAGCCCAATCCTTTTGCATCACGTCCAGAAGGTTCGCTAGCTTCCGCAAGCCGTACGATGCCTTCCAAGAGAGGGGTTTTGTTGGGATCTTGAGCTGCGTCGAGGAAGGTCTGTTCTGCGGCTTCCCAGTTGATGGAAGTGCTAGAGATCGAAAGCTGGTTGGCTTCCTGCGTAATTTTGAAAGTCAGAAAAAGGATAGAAAGCCCGATAGCAATACCGGCTGCAACACCAATGATGTATTGAGCATTGCGCGGGCCCGAGGGCTCTATTGCCTTCTTAAAGAACAACACAAGATTGACGAGGGGGACGATTCCCATCCAGGCATGGCGACCGTGCCCAAATGCACTGACTGAACGGCCATGCGAAATGACACCGAGCAGGTATCCAATAGCGGCGAAGCTGAAGACCTCCGCACAAAGCATAAGCCAAACGAGCCCGTGTTCGTTGGCTCCATTTGCGGCCAAATGCAAAAAGGCAATAAGTCTGTAAGCAAGAATGATGAGTGTGAAGTAGACAAAGTAGAGCAGTCGACGGAGCGTCCAGACGCTTTTTTGTCGTCTTCCAAGAGCGATGAGAAAGCCGACAAGTAGGACGGCATAGGGCGCGAGGCGACTAATCTGTGGGTCTGAAACCAGCTCTACAGCTAACTCTTCAATTGACATAAAGGTCTCCAACTCGATGGGCCAGACGTGGATGGTTTAATCGGCTACAGGCAATGCCTCGCAGGCGGGCTTGTCTACGGTGACAGAACCTAGAGATTTTCCCTCTGGCTGCTTATAGGAAAATACAATCGTTGCGCCTGCCTTTATCAGAGGTCCATAGAGCATCGAGAGACATACAGTGCTGGTTTGGTGCAGCCGAAGGGGTGCCAACATGATGGTTCCTTCCGGTGGCACATGAACTGTGTAGCGAAGGGTTGTATCGGTGCTCTCTGCTTTCACGATGGTGAGTTTCTCATTAACCTGCCTTGGAAACTCTTCCTCCGTTAGTTCCTGAAGATAGCTCTCCAGACTTTGCGACTGAAGAACCACATCTGCGGCAGGTGTTTCGCATATCTCCTGATTGAGAACGATAATCGCAAGTTCCTCTCCGCTGGGTTCTATATAGAGAAACTCAAGTGTCGCCCCGGTATCAATGAGCGGCCCTACGACCTCAGAGCTGCAGAATTCTTCCAGAAGCTCAAAACGCGAGACGCCAAGCTTAAACGGGACGTTGGTATCGACTTGGTAGGTGTAACGTAAGGTCTTTCCCTCAGCCTGGGCACTGACGAGAGATTCCGGTGCATTTGGGTTCGTCGGCGACACAATAGGTGTGAAGTCTCTCAAAAGCGTCTCTACGCTTTGGGTTTCAAGCAGTACGGCCATTGCAGGCATTTCGCAGATCTTTTGATCAACCGTGATGAGGGCAAGTTCCTCCCCGTCAGGGCGGACATAGAGGGTCTCTACTGTCGCACCTGCATTGATCAGCGGAAAATTTAGGCCATCTGCATCACAGTGCGCCTGTAGATGTGAATATCTCACTTTGTTGGTAAAAAAGGGTTTGTCGCCATCAACCTCAAGCGTAAGCCGCATGGTTTTGCCCGCAGCCTCAAACTTGGTGGCAGTTGCATGCTTGCCCGAGCGGTAGGGCGAGAACGTAGCAACCAGACCTTGAAGGAATTCTTCGATGTCTTCCTCGGCAATTGGTTCTGCCGCGCGGAGCGGTGAAGACAACGTGGTGCCCAGCAGCAAGACTACACATAAGCGCACGAGTGAATTATTGCGCATTTGCTCTCGCTTTGCAGGCTGCTTCATCTACCGCAAGCAGAGCCAACACCTCCCCATTTGGACGACGGTAGAAACTCTCTAATACCGCACCCTCTTGCAAAAGGAAGAGAAGCGACCCTTCAGCACATGCTTCATCCATGAGGTGCGTGCGTTTCTCCGTTTGGGAGAATGCTGCCCCGTCTCTAACCTCATATGTAATCCGCAAAACATTGCCGGTTACATCGGCTGCAATCGAGGTCTCGTCTTCTGATATGGGGCCAAACGTAAGCTGAGCTGTGAGAGTGCGAAGAAGCGTTTCTACACTAAGTGGGCCGGTGGCCTCTTCCGGAGGGGCTGGCTTCGCGCCGCTATGTATATCGCATGCGGCAAGGTCAACGGCGATGAGCCCTGGCTCTTCTCCATTCGTGTGCGTGAAAAGAAATTCAAAGACAGCACCTGTGGCCAGTCTCTCTGGCTTGCTGCAGAATTGATCCAACATGGATTTTCGGACGACGCGAAGCGAGAAGAGCGATTCATTCTCGACCCGGTAGGTTATGCGTGTGGTGTTGCCTACTCTTTCTATATTCGTCTTCACCACAACTTCCTCTGCGCTTATCTGGGAATCATCGCTGTTTGCGGCCGACGCTTGTGCGTGCAGGCCGAGCGCGAGCGAGAAGAAGAGAAAGGCGATGAGGGCGTGGCGTGGGCGTGCTGACATTTTACTGGTCATTTGCATATTCCTCGCAGGCAGTATCATCAATGGTGAACCTGCCCAAATCTTCACCGTCCGGGCGGACAAAGACATACTCAAAGGCAGCACCGTCTTCGATGAGGCTGCGATAAAGGGCCAGCCTGCATGCTTGTGCTGCATAGAAGCTATACGCTTGTGCGTGCGCGAGGGACCCCTCTTTGTTGTAACGGATGGTGGTCTGCAATTTTGACCCGACGACATCGTGCGCAATGACAGTGACGGCGCTGTTGGGAGCTGACGTCGGGATGTCGAGGGCCATGTCTTGAAGCACCAGTTGGACGTCTTGTGCAGAAGAGCCAGCTTCACAGGATGCCCGGTCAACGGTCACAAGCAGGAGCTCCTCTCCATCGGTGCGGATAAAGTGATCCTCCAGTGTTGCCCCGGCATTAATGAGTGCGCGCGATGGCTCGTCTGTAGCGCAGTGTATTTTCAAACGGGTATACCGTACCCGATTTCGATAGAAGGGAGTGTCTGCCTCACTTTGATAGGTGAGGCGCAGGGTTGAACCCTGTGCTTCCACTTTGGTTATGAGCGTATACTGATCAACGCGACGGGGCGTGGTCATGCCGGAAACCATGATTTGAAGCGTCTTTTCTATATCACCGCTAGCCTCTATGGCCTCCGTGATGCCTTCTGTTACTTCTGTCGCCTGGAGCGGAGATGCGATCATCGCGCCCAGCAGAATGGCCGCGCATAGGCGTGTGAGGGGGTTATTGAGCATTCGCATATGCCTCGCAGGCTGCCTGGTCAATACTGATGAGGCCCAATTCTTGACCTTCAGGACGGGTAAAGAAATGTTCAAAGATGGCCCCGTTTTCGATGAGCGCTGAAGACAGATCACTGGTGCAGCTCTTCTCTAGACGAACCAAACGCCTCTCATTCAGGTGCAAGTGTGCGGCGTCCGCCACGTGATAGGTGGTGCGCAAGGCCAGGTCACGAACACCGGCCCCGATAAGAGAAAGGTTGGCTGTAACAGCTTTTGGCCTCGCAATTCGTGCAAGCTCAAGAAGCATGGCCTCAACGAGATGTGGTGCGAGCGCGCGTTCCTCTCTGATAGCTTGTACGGTCTGTTGTGCTTCGCATGTCAGCAGGTCAACGAGAAAACTGCCAAGCGCGTCTCCATCGGGACGTGCATAGACGATCTCATATGCAGCCCCGCCCTTGAAAAGCTCGAGATAATCGTCGGACTTACATAAAGCCGCCGCCCAGGCCATTTGTTTGGAGGCCAGGTTGATAGGGACACCCTCTCTAAGGTGATTGCTGACGAGCAAAACATTGCCGTCGACTTTCGCAGAGACGATTGCCTCATCGTCCGACGACGGCCCGAGTGGGAACCGATCTGCCAGGTCTTGAAGGTGGTATTTCAAATCTTGGGAGCGTAGGCCGCGCCCTCCAGGGAGGGGACGCCCTTCCACATAAGCCTCCAACATCTTCTGATCAATTGTGACCAGGCCGAGCACCTCACCGTTTGGACGGCTGTAGAAATATTCCAACACCGCTCCGGCTTCGATGAACCTGCGAACGCCTGCTTCTTTCAGAGTTTGTTCTACTTGGCCGGTAAAAACCTCTTCGAGATCAAAGAGGAAGGGGCCGTCGAAATGGTAGGAGGTCCGCAATGTTGTGCCGCGTGCGCGAGCGCCGATGATCGTGTAATGCTCATTGACGCGCTCGCGTTTCCTATTTGCCGCCCAATTTTGCAAAGTACGCCCTATATACCCTGTCGTTAAAGCTTGGATGGCAACGGGTTCTCCAGCGGCATGTGCTTCACATTCCGTCTGACTGACAGTGGATACTCCTAGGGTTTCGCCATTGGGGCGGCTGTAGAAGTTCTCAAACGCCGCACCTTCCTGAAAGAGGTTGAGCAATGCGTCGCCGGTACACAATTCTTTTACAAGAAAACGGTGTTTTGCCAGCAACGAGAAGGGGACCTCATCTTTCACGCGATGGTTAAAACGCAGGGTGTTGCCATTCGCTTCAACAGAGGTTGTGACCTCATCGCCTGTTGTCGGACCTAGAGAAAACTGGTCCGCGAGGTCTTGAAGTCGCTCTTCTACGCTTTGTGTGCTTTCAGCCCCCGCCGCCTGGAGCGGAGACGAGATTATCGCGCTCAGCAGTATGACTGCGCATAAGCGCATGAGGGAATTATTGCGCATTTGAAAACGCGTCCCATGCCTTTTGATCAATTGTGACGATTCCCAGAAGCTCACCATTAGGGCGGCTGTAGTGATACTCCAGCAAAGCACCGGATTTGAGGAGAGTGCGCAATTGTTGGCTCTTGAAACCGTGTATCATATGGACGTTGTATTTTTCTTCCAAGCTGAACGGGTACCCGTCTTCGTGCTGATAGAGGGAGCGCAGGGTGGTTCCGTCCGCTTTTGCCCCAAGGAAAAGCGTCGCGTTGTCTAGGCGTTGTTCAGGAGCAGCGTTTGCTATGGCCAGCAGCCGATTGGCTAGATCTTCCACATCCGTTAGTACGCCCGCTGCGGGATATGTTTTGCACGCCTGATGGTCAAGGCGGACAACACCCAATGGGTTGCCGTTGGGGCGTGTGAATACGTATTCCATCACACCGCCGTTTTTCATAGCCGTTACAAACGTGTTGTTGGTGCATGTTTCTTCTGTAAGCACCAAACGCCTGTCTTCAAGAGAAAAGCCAGCGCCCTCTGAAACATGGAAAAAGCTACGTAATGTGTTACCGCTGGCACTTGCCCTCACACGGGCGAGGCTTGCTGCAAGCTGAACCGGCTGGGTATTGAGAGCTAGATTATGTAGGAAACTCTCAAGCTGTCGGGGTGTGAGAGTGCGGCCTGCCTCCATCGCTTGCGACGCAGCAACAGCCTCGCACATACGCAGATCGACAATGACGACCCCTAATTGCTCCCCACTCGGGCGACTGAAGGAATTTTCAAAGACGGCGCCTTCCTTGAAAAGGTTGAGCAAGACATCCGTGCTACACCATCTAAAAGCCAATTTCGCGCGCGTCATGGTGGCAGAAAAGGGACCGGCATCCAGGACTTGATATGTGAAACGCAAACTTTTGCCGCGTGATGTGATGGAGGTCGTCGTCAGCCCGTTGGCTGTTTCCCCAACTGGAAGGCGCTCTGCCAGCATTTGGAGCTGGTCTTCTATGGGCACTGCCGCTTGGAGTGGCAAAGACACCGTCACGCCCAACAGCATGATGGCGCATAGGCGTGTGCGGGAGTTATTGAACATTTGTATATGCCTCGCAGGCCTCCCGGTGGAGCCTGACCATGCCGAGTTCTTCTCCATCGGGACGGGTGAAGGAGGTATCAAAAACGACACCCTCTGCCATAAGGGCAAAGAACATGGGAGTGGTACAGATGCTTTCAGAAAGAGAGCGACGTCTGCCATTCAGGGAGAAGCGGGCACCGCCCGTCACATGAATGATTCTGTTTAAGGTTTTCCCACTGGCCGTGGTCGTCATGCCGGAAAACTCTGCATTTGTTTTTTGCCCTGCATTGTCAGCAAGATTTTGAACGACGCTTTCGACAAGGTGCGGCGGAATTGGACGGCCGGCCGCGAAGGCATCAATGGCCTGAAAAGCCTCACACGCCGTTTTGTCGACTTTGATGAACCCCAGTTCCGCGCCATTGGGGGTCCGGTATGTATTTTCGAAAACCGCGCCTCTGTTGAAAAGGTCGAGCAACGTTTCCTTGCTGCACCAATTCTGGGCCAAACCAGCGCTCAACATGTTTCTTGAGAAGTTTGCGCTGTCTTCAACCTGATGATTGAAACGCAACCTATTGCCATTTGATGTGATGGAGGTTGTCGTCATGCCATTGGATTTTTCCCCCCGTGGAAAACGCTCCGCCAGCACCAGAAGTATTTCCGCCACGCTATGGTTGCTTGCGGCTCCCGCCGCTTGAACAGGCTGCAAGGGCATAAGGGTCACGAGCGTGAGCACTAAGAGAAGCTGGAAAAAGGCGTGTCCAATTTGGGGGCCAACCATGTGGGTGCGAATTGGAACCATCGACCGCAAACGAAAACCAAACACTAACCTGTTGAACATTCGCCACCCCTGACTTTTTACACCGACACAACCAAGCCTGAGCCTACTCGGGTAACCAATACTATAGCGATCATTTTAGCGATTGCCACCAGACCTTTAGGTGCGGTGGCCAGGTTGCATGCGGCTCGCGTCTACACCCACGCGTGTGTGAGCCCCCACATTTTCTTTCCCACACCCGACCTCACAAAGGAGCGCCCTTTGACGCGTTATATTTTCGATCTGGAAAGCAATGGCTTTCTGGACAAGATGGACATTGTCCACTGTTTAGTACTGGGCAATGTCGAGACCGGCGCCGTGCATCGCTTTACCCAGACAGGGGACCTGAGTGAGGGCGCCACAATTACCGACGGTCTGGAGATGCTGGCCACGGCTGATGAAGTGATCGGTCACAACATCATCAAGTTTGATATTCCGGCACTGCAAAAACTCTATCCCTGGTTTCACCCCCAGGGACGCGTGACCGACACGCTGGTTCTCTCTCGTCTTATCTGGACCGACCTGAAAGACCTGGACAGTGCCATGCTGCGCGCAGGCAAAGTGGACACGCACCTGTTTGGCTCCCACAGTTTAAAAGCCTGGGGCCAGCGCTTGGGCAATGCCAAGGGGGACTTTGCCGGCCCCTGGGATGCCTTTACCGAAGAGATGCTCACCTATTGTGTGCAGGACGTGGGCCTGACCCGCACGCTTTACGACCGCATTCTTTCCAAAAACTATTCTCCGGCCGCTATACGGCTGGAGCACCAGGTTGCCGAAATCTGCTGGCAGATTGAAAAGGCGGGCTTCACGTTTGACGCAGAAAAAGCCATCGCATTGAACGCAGAGCTGATGCAGCGCCGTTCGCAGATTGAGGAGGGCCTTCGAGATATTTTTCCACCCCTTCGCACTGTCACGCTCTTCACCCCCAAAGCCAACAATAAGAAATATGGCTATGTGAAAGGGCAGACCGTTGAGAAAGTCTCCTACGAGGAGTTTAACCCGGGCTCGCGCCAACAGGTGGCCAAGCGGTTAATGGCACTGGGTTGGGAGCCGACCGAGTGGACGAACACCGGGCTCCCCCAGATTGATGATGAGGTGCTGCGCGAGATCAAGAACATTCCTCAAGCAGCACTGCTGGCAGAATATTTCATGCTGCAAAAGCGCATTGGCCAGCTGAGCGAGGGCAAGAATGCCTGGACGAAGCTTTACAACCCCGCCACGCGCGCATTGCACGGGAGCATCAACCCCATGGGCACGGTGACGGGCCGTGCCTCCCACGCGCATCCCAATATTGCGCAAGTGCCAGCGAGCCGCGCTCCCTATGGCACGGAGTGTCGATCGCTCTTTACCGTGCGCGAGGGCGAGGTGCTGGTGGGCACAGACATGGCAGGGCTGGAGCTGCGCTGCTTGGCCCACTATATGGCGAAATATGACAAGGGTGCCTATGCCAAGCTTGTGGTGGACGGCGACCCCCACACCGAAAACCAGCGGGCGGCCGGCCTGCCCACAAGGGACCACGCCAAGACCTTCATCTATGCCTTTCTCTATGGAGCAGGGAACGAAAAGCTGGGCAGCCTTGTGGGCAAGGGGGCAGGGGCTGGCAAAGTGCTGCGCACGCGCTTCCTGAAAAAGACCCCGGCGCTGAGAATGCTGACCGACAGTGTAAAGCGCAAAGCCAAGATCGCCAAAACCCTGACCGGGCTTGATGGCCGCACGCTGCATGTGCGCTCTGCTCATTCTGCGCTCAACACGCTTTTGCAAAATGCCGGAGCGCTGCTGTGTAAACGCTGGATGGTGGAGCTGGTGGACCTGTTGAGTGACCAGGGGCTGACGCTCGGCGAAGACTATCGCATCTGCGCCTGGGTGCATGACGAACTGCAAATCGCCACCGACCCAAAACACACCAAAATCCTGGAACGTGCCGCACCAGAAGCAGCCGCGCGGGCAGGCGCATTTTTCAACATGCGCGTGCCGATCACCGCGAACGCATCCGTTGGCAAAACCTGGGCACAAACGCACTAAATCTCCGTGGTCTGGCGCTGAACACGTCAAAAACCCGCCCCTCTAAGGTGCCGCATCCTGGATCGCTTGTCCCGGGCCCAAAAAATGACACCCCATCCCAGACAAAAAGACACCCGGTCCCAGCAAGAAAATGGGTAAGCCCCGAAATCTTTGCCGAAATCTTTGCCGAAATCTTCCCCGCAACAAAAGGAAATGACATGCCAAAATTTAAGGTGGTGATAGAGCGTACCGTCACGGTGACGCACCAGATGGATGTAAATGCTGCGAGTGAAGAAGATGCGGCGACCATTGCCCTGGATGTGAGCGCGACGCTGGACGAAGAACAATTCAGCGGCATTGATGACCGGGTTGAAGAAGATATGGCAATGGTGCTGCACCCTGCGCGCGAACGATTGCATTAGGGGGGAGAGCAACCTTTCGACACCTCTTGGAGACCTTGCGGTTTTTAATCTCAAATGACAGGGTGCTGTCACACCGCAGGGGTGTGTGAGGACCAGGTTTCACGTGAGGTTATGTCTTAAGTGAAATCGACAGGGATGGATTAGGACAGTGGCGTTTCAGCTCAAACCGTTTTTCTCACGCGGCTTCAGGAACAGGGAGACAAGAGCGTGGATTGGCGTCTCTCTATCTGCGCTTGCCTGTGCGTTGGTTTTTACCGTCGCCGGGTGGGAGCGATCTTCGTCAGGTGGAACCGATCTGCGGTTTTTCTTTCCGCTTGCAGCGTTGGTTGGCGGCATCATTGCGGGGTCGTTTACAGCGGTCCTCTTCGGCCGCATGGGTGCTAAGGGTTGGCTCCGGGCAGCACTCGGCGCCTTTCTATCAACATTACTTGGCAGCGCGATTACAGGAACGTTTTTAATACCGGTAATCGGCACCATTTTTGGTCCCCCCATCCTCTTCGCACTCTTTTTTGTAGAGCCTGCTTTGGGTGCCTTGTGGGTGGCCTGCTTTGTCGTGACACATCTGGTGGCCCGCAGCGCCGCTGAATAGTGGCAAGCGATGAGCGCGATGGTGCTGCATCCCCTATGCGAACGCATGCATTGCGAGACTTCATCCGCCATCCCGTGCGCTCATCCAGCGAATGAATACATCGTTTCGTTAGCGGCACAACATCGCGTGTTTGTTTTGTAATCGGAGCTGCGGTTCCTGCAACCTAGGTTGGCTTCAGCGCATTGCACCGTTGACATTCAAAAGGTAGAATACAATCATTAGTATACATAGTATTTGAGGGTTGATTTCTACAAAGACTAATTGGAAATGGTTAGATCAATGAGAAATGTGTCAGCCAAGATTTCAAAATTTGTTCTGGCCCTCAAGCGCGCATCCAAATTGGGTGGGGATATGCTGTGACGGACGAAAGCACAGACGATGAGAATAAGTCCGCATCGGTATTCGATGTGGCGGATCGTTGGATGATCCTAATTTTGGGAATCATCCTGATTTCAGTTGTCGGTTTTTTCTTTGTGTATATTCAGAAGCTGGGTCTATTGGATTTTCCAATCGCAGGTGGTCATGGAGCTGCTGGCGACAAGGATTACAACTATTTCCGTCAGGCGTTAGAATTTCGAGAGCGGCGTTTGATCGTGGCTCTTACTTTTCGAACCTTTCTCACGAGCTTCGGTTTTATCGTCGGTCTGGTTTTATCGGTGATTGGTGGATTGTTCGTTCTTAGGAAAGCCGTTGCTGAATTTAGTGCGACTTTCGATACAGGTGATGGCGCTGCTGCCCGCCCTGTGCCAACCGAGAGTGGGATCGAACGTGCCAAGGGCTCTGTTGTGACAAATTCACCGGGCATCGTATTCATGATCGGTGGTGTACTTGTGATGATCATCACTCAGTATGTAGCCATTCCCATTGGCGCTCCGGAAGTGTTTCCCGATCAGGCCTATATAGAATGTAGTACGCAAGCTGAAGAGGAAGGAACGTGCCTTATTGCTGGGCGCTCGGAACAGCAAGACGTAGATAACTTATCAGAAGCAGTTAAAGTTGTTCAGCGGATACAGGCAGCCTGTGCCAAAGACCCGGAAAACGAAAATTGCCGTGACCTAGAAGGGCGCCTTGAAGAGCTTGTGTTCAGATTCAACCAATTGGCGGAGTGACATGGTATTAGAGAAAAAATTATTAGGGTGGATCATTGCGTTGGCCCTCTTTGCTCCCCTTGTGATAGCCACCCCTCCGCTCGCAAACGAAAAACCAGAGTGCCAGAAATTTGATGGGCACATCGAGGAGAAGCTCAGCCGAGATGACGGCTATAGGAAGCTAGTGCTGTTAGCCGATAAACTGAACTACGCAAATGGTTATCGATGCGGGTATCGGCGGGCGAAGGATGATCAGAACTTTGCCACTTTGTTGCAGGCCCAAAACTCATCTACCTTAAACGGCTCGCCGAGGAACATAGGCAATAGCACATTTATGGAGGGTCTCTTAGATTTGTTGAAAGACCGTGGGGTTAGGGAAGAGCTGCTAAATGGTCTCCGTGAGGAGCTACTCAGCGATCGAGTTCAATCGAACTGGATAGCCCATGACCTAACTCTCGATGGATTGGATGGTCAAACGCGATATAATGTAGAACAGAGATTATTGGACAGTCAGAGTTCTCCTCTAGTCGTTCCAATGCAAGAAGGTGGGCAATTAGTCAGTCCAGATCAGGGACAGTTTGAAATTCCCGGACCTTTGCGTGGAGGAGGGGCCGGGATGCCAGGCGGTGCTCCTCTTCAGTAGATTTCCTAAAGATGAAGAGGCCACAGAACTCATTGATTTGAGTCCCATGGCCTCTCAGTTGGTTATGTCCCGCTAGTCAAATATCGAAGATGCGTCGGACAGATTCCATTTGAAGGCGGCAAGGCCACGTACGTCATCATCTTCATTGTCGGCATCGGATCGCCCACCAGTGGACGCAACGAGCCACAAATTTTCCGACAGCCGATATTCAAACGAAACGCCGTACTGAGCGTAGCTGTCGCTCGGCATGTTGACTGGGTCTGTGAACGTGTACCCGGCCTCAAGGTTGATGGCCGAACGATCCCCAAGCTTGTGCCTCCAGCGGGCACCGACATACCCGGCATCTTGGTTGAAAAAACCACCGGCCTTACTCACCGCCAACTGATCGACTGTATAACGCGCGTGGGTGATGACCTGACCATCCTTGCCTGAGACGGGAAAAGCCCAGGAGGCATAGGCGCCGAATGAGTTTTCCTCCAGGCCGGTGAGGTTCGTTCCACCGTCCGCCCAAGCGTAGGCAAGTCCGATGTCCAGGGCTTGGGCATTCCAATAATCTCTGCGCCAGTCCTTGTAGCAGGTTTCCTTCATTTCCTTACGGGCCGCATCTTCAATCAGTTTTCTAGCCGCCGGTGTGGCTTCATTGGGTTTGAGTCTCTGTTGTGCATCGACCGCAGCGTTTGCTACTCGCAGTGAACAACCTATATTGGTTTTCCATGGGTCCCCATTGTCAAGTACATTCCATCTAAGGCTAGCAGCATATCGATCTGCATCGTTAGTGCTCTCGCCACGTGCACCTACGAGAGATACTTCCATATTGGACAGGGCTCTCACGAAATTGTCACTATTGTATTGGCTGTTAGTTACGGAATCGCCAGCTAGCAAGAGGTAAGGTACAAAGGCAATACTAACGGTACTTTTTAGCTTCCCGTTTTCATCGAAAGCGCTCCTGAAGTCTGTAACAAACTCTTTTGCGGTTCGAGGTCGTAGGGCGGTGTCCGCTGCAACTCCAATCAACGCTAAGGCCGGAGCGTCCGGTACGAGAAAGTCAAGTCTTCCGTCCTCTTGGCTTCCTTCGGGAGTCTGATCCGTTGCGGCCTGCTGCCCGTCGCTCTGTAAAGGCACCGGGTCAGAATAAGCTGCCGAATTGAAGAGACAGAATACCGAAGTGAAGAGTACAAATTTGCTAAAGTGTTTCATGGTGCCTCACTCGAAAGTAACCAAAAAGAGGATGCTTTTTGCTTGGTTAAATTTGCCAGCTTGAGAGACCGATTTGGTCCTATCTCCTTGAGAAACTGTCAGAGTTGCGGCGTAGCTTTGTCCGTCGGCTTCACCGGCGGAGATGAATGCTCCATCAATTTTGAGTAAAGTGTTACGTAGAGAAGCAACATCATCAGGCATCTGGCGAGTAATGCGATCTTCTTTCCCTTCATCTTTTTCCAACTCGCGGACAACATTCCAGTCTTGATCGTATAGCGTGAAACGGAAAGCTCCCTTCTGTTTCTGGCCCTTCAGTATAGTGATGGAGACAAGGTCACCTCCCGGAATTAGTGGGAAGGTGAGCCTCTCGTCTTCTTCAAACATCCAAATTTCCTCCCGTTGATAGGGCGGGCGGGTGACCATTCTTGCGGGCCCCCTTATCCGCCTTGAACATCCGTCCCCGGATGTATCGAGAGAAAACCCTAAGCATCGTTAAGTATAAAGTAAAACGAATCTTTCGTTTCAGTTTTGTTTTACCTTCGTTTTATATTTGTTCTGATGACTGACGATCGTAGAGATAGTCAGTAGCACTGACGCTTCGTGCACGCCAAGCGCTGCACAACCAACCAATCCAAAACAACAAAAGAGAAAATAGATGACAGTAACATTGTTACTGGACGCGGATATTATCGCGTTCAGGGCCTGTACCATGGCCGAGGTCGAGACCGAATGGGACTTTGATCAGTGGACGTTAGACTGCGACCACACCCAAGCCAAAAAAGCTTTCGAAGACACCGTCGACGCGCTGATGGATCAGGCGGGCGCGGACGCCTGTATTCACGCGCTGACGGGGCCAGAGAACTTTCGCTACACGGTTGCCCCCACCTACAAAAGCAACCGGGCGAAGGGGCGCAAGCCCCTGGGCTTTGCCGCCTTTAAGGACTGGATCCGCGAAACCTACACCGTGAAAGAAACCCCGGCGCTGGAAGGCGACGATGTGTTGGGCATTCTCATGACCCATCCCACCATGGTGCCCGGCACAAAAGTGCTCTGGTCTGACGATAAGGACCTGAAGCAGATCCCAGGTCTTCATCTGCAAGACAGGCAGGTGGTGGACGTGTCGGTGGCTGAGGCCGACCGCTTTTTCTACACCCAGGCGCTCACCGGCGATCCGACCGACGGCTTTAAAGGCTGTCCGGGTGTGGGCGCGGTGAAGGCGGGCAAACTGCTCGACCCCATTCCAACCGGTACCAGTGCGGCGACCTGCGCCGCCATGTGGCCGGTGATTGTTGAGAGCTACCAGAGAGCCGGACTGAGCGAGGGCGACGCGCTGACCCAGGCGCGGCTCGCCCGCATTCTCCGGCACACAGACTATGACTTCAAATCCAAAAAGGTGAAGCTTTGGACCCCAACTCTGTAGACCCCCAAAAGTCCCGAGACCCCAAGAAGATCGCCAACGCTATTGAGAGATGGCCCGAGGGCACGCCCAAGCTTGTGAGTGTCTTCTCGCCGGTAATGCAGTCTGGCAAAAGTGAAGTCGCCCGCGTGCTGGTGGAAGAGTTTGGCTTCACCCACCTGTCTTTTGCAACACCGGTCAAGCGCATGGTCGCCGTGGTGCTGGAAGAGCTTGGCTATTCCGACATGCTGGTTCGCCACCTGCTCTCTGAGGGCAAAGAAGACCGGCTGGTGCTGTTTGATATTTTGAGAGCCGCAGGCGAGAGCGGCGCGGGTGATGTCACTGCGCGCACCATGATGCAGTCTCTGGGCACAGACTGGGGACGCGAGCTTGTGCACCCTTCGCTCTGGGTCCGGCCCTTTGACCGCAAGCTGCTGGACGCCATCACGCTCGGCAATTCTGTCGTGGTGGATGATATGCGCTTCCCCAATGAATATGACTATGTCGCCACCCGCGGCGGCGTGCTGGTGGAGGTCACAAGACCAAACGTCCACCCGACCAACCGGCACCGCTCCGAAGGCCAGCTGCGCGGCCGGCCACGGCACCACGCCATCGTCAATGAGGGAAGCCTCAACGACCTGAAAAACAAAGCCCGCCGCATTATCACCAAAAAGGGAGACGCTCATGTTTGAGACGCCACCGACCTCTATGACAGCTCCTGGGATTGCCTCTCCACCAACTGCTTCTCCTGCCGCTTCTCTCGCCAATGCGCGCTCCAATTCGGGCACTCCGTCCTTTCGCGCGCAGCTGGTGACCCGCCGCACCTATAACCGGCCGCTCAACCCAGAAGGCACAGAGTTTGAAACCTGGGAACAAACGGTCGATAGGGTGATCCGCCACCAGACCTGGCTTTGGGTGCGCGCACGCGGTGAAACATTGACCGACGCGCAATATGCAGAGCTGAACGAGCTGCGCCAGCACATGTATGACCGCAAGCTCTGCGTCTCTGGCCGCACGCTTTGGCTGGGGGGCACAGACATTGCCCAGCGGCGCGAGGCAACCCAGTTCAACTGTTCCTTCGCCCGTGTAGAAACAGTGCATGACGTGGTGGACGCGTTCTGGCTGCTGCTGCAGGGATGTGGTGTGGGCTTTGAGCCAGTGCCGGGCACGCTGAACGGTTTTGCCTGTGCGCCTGAGATTGAAGTCATCCGCTCTACCAGAGGCCCAACGGAGAAAGGCCGGGAGGACAATCAAGCCATTGATGTGCAGATGAGTGAAGAGGGCTGCGACGGGGGCGAGACCCGCGCGCACATTATTCAAGTGGGTGACAGCGCGTCTGCCTGGGCGAAGGCCGTGGGCAAGATCATGGCGTTTAAAGGCAATGTGGACCGGCTGGTGTTGGACTTTAGCGAGATCCGCGGCGGGGGCGGGCGCCTGTCTGAATATGGCTGGATCAGCTCTGGCGATGAAACGCTGCACAAGGCGCTGCTGGCGATTTGCGAAATTCTAAAACGCCGCCAGGGCGAGCTGCTGACCCGTATGGACATTCTTGATGTGATGAACTGGCTGGGCACGGCCCTTTCCAGCCGCCGGTCGGCTGAGATTGCCACTATGCCCTTTACCGATCCGGAAGCCGAAGCCTTTGCCTATGCCAAGAAGGATCACTTTCCCGACAACCCGCAACGCGCGCAGAGCAACAATTCGCTCGTGTTTTGGCATGCGCCTTCCAAATTGGAATTAAAGGGCATTTTTCAAATGATGCTGGAGGCGGGCGGTTCTGAACCTGGGTTCCTGAACGGGGTGGAAGCGAAGCGTCGCGCCCCCTGGTTTAAAGGCGTGAACCCGTGCGCGGAAATTTTGCTCGGCAATAAAAGCTTTTGCAATCTGGTGGAAGTGGACGTGGGCAAGTTTGCTGATGCAAATGAAGAAGCGGATGCGGGCCTTACCCGCGCCCTGCAACTGGCAGCCCGGGCAAACTATCGCCAGACCTGCGTCAACCTGAAGGACGAAGTGCTGCAGGAAACCTGGCACGAGCTGAACAGCTTTTTGCGCCTGTGCGGCGTGGGGCTGACGGGCATTGTGAAATATCTCGATGAGCGGGGCCAAGGTAGCAATCTGAGCGAAAGTGGCCAATTGCTGGAGCTGATGCGCTTTCAGGCACAGACCGCTGCCAATGACATGGCGATGGAGCTGGGTCTGCCTTTCCCCCAAGCGGTGACGACGGTGAAGCCCAGCGGCACCCTGTCTAAAATTATGGATACGACCGAAGGGGTGCATCGCCCACTTGGCAAATACATCTTCAACAATATCAACTTCTCCACCCACGACCCGATTGTGGGGCTGTTGCGCGCGGCGAACTATCGCATCATCAAAAATCCCTATGATGCCTCCGGCGTGATCATCACCATTCCCCATGCGTACGAAGATGTGCGCTTTAGCAAGGTGGCACTGGATGATGGGCGCATTGTGGAAGTAAACCAGGAAAGCGCTTTGGACCAGCTGAAGCGCTACCAATTATTGATGACCCATTATGTGGATCACAATTGTTCGGTGACCGTGAGCTATAGCCCGGAAGAAGTGCCTGAGATTGTGGACTGGCTGCACGCCAACTGGGGAGATTTTGTCGGCGTGTCCTGGCTCTTGCGCAATGACCCAACAAAGACGGCAGCAGATTTGGGCTACCCCTACCTGCCGCAAGAAGTGGTGAGCGAAGAAGCTTTTGCTGATTACGTCAAGACGCTTCTGCCTGTGGACATTGATCAGGCGGGCAGCCTGGACGAACTGGAAGATGAGGAATGCGCTGGCGGCGTGTGCCCGGTCCGGTAGGGCGCTCCAAACCAAAACTGTCACCCCGGACGCCTTTGGCGAGCCGGGGTGCTATTGAGTTGGTCCCCGGGCTTTTGTTGTCAGGTGTGACTGACGACATACCCGACAAGGTTTCCATTCAGCGTGTAACTCTGTCTAGCGGCCCAGCCATGTTTGTTGAGAGCACCATGTACCTGATCACGGTTGAGGTGCTTATCGCGGGACTTTTTGTTGCAGGTTATGATCATCACTTCCTGCTTGCCTTCAGAGTTTTTGGCTAGCCAGTTCCGAAGCTCTTGCTCAGAAGAGACTTTTATCCGCTTCAAATTTGGTCTGGTCACAGCGCGCGATCCTTTCAGCATTTAGCTCTTTATACGACAACACGGCCATTGGAACAAAAATGTCCGAGGGTCCATCGGTCAGCATGCCTGCCAATAGAAACTGTCACCCCGGACGCCTTTGGCGAGCAGGGGTCCATTCTACCTCAGCGATTGACGAAAGAGCCTATGGATTCCGCATCAAGTGCGGGATGACATTTGGGTGTGGGCTTTTGAGTGCGGGTAATCTTTCACGCTGGCGTCCCTCCAAATAGAAGTTGTCACCCCGGACGCCTTTGGCGAGCCGGGGGCCATTCTGCCCATGCGACTGACGAAAGAGCCTGTGGATCCCGCATCAAGTGCGGGATGACAACAGAGTGTGGAGTTGGCGCTGGTTCGTCACCCAAAGAAAAAGGCCACCGCCAAGGTTGGCTCTTTAAAGTCAGATTCCGGATGATTTCACGGCGGAAGAGAATGGTGGCCGCCAGCCTGGACGAACTGGAAGATGAGGAATGAGCCGGTGGCGTCGACCCAGTGTGGTGAGGCAATCGCTCCCCCCGATAGCTTATTGAATTGCGAGTGTGACCTAGACGCCTTGGCTGATGGAGACTTTGGCGCTTCTGTGCTGGTCAATCAAATGGCAACAGACCGCAATGAGTACGGCGATCTCCGAGACTGCTATCAGCGGCTTGTTGAGTGGACGTTGAGGGACGACACCTAGTCAATCATCCAAATAGGAGGGGATCTGGAAACTGTAGTGATTGGGGTAATGCTTTATTGTACTGAAGGTAGCACACTGCACGTAAGCGTTTCTGTTGGTTTGTCATGTATAGGTCTGTCACATTTGATTGGACACTCATTTGGCATATCCCCAACAGGCCGAACGCCACTGATTGACATGTTGGGGATGCTTCCGGCGTTGCAAAGCTGAGACCATGACAAGCGAGAGTCTGTTATCGTTAGGTTTTGAATATTCATGTCGGAAAAAACGATGTCGTTGGATGGGTCTATGTACGCCTGGTAGAATTCCACGTCAGTAGCTGAACCTATTGAAAACAGAGACGGTCCAATTATGTATGAGTTCCAGATATCGATCGTGGCAGAATGGCTACCGGAAAGATCTGTTTTATACAACACGCTGCCGTAGATACCCAGATGCAAGCGGGGAGCGGTAATCTCTGATCTGTAAGAAAGTGAATCCTCAATCACGACCTCGACAGTCTCAGAGGTGATTTCTGTGTGCCCGATGTAACTGTCCTCAACAGAAAGGTAGTTCAAACTGCCGCCTAGAAAATCGCTGGAGACGATAGACCCTTCAGAAATGAACATAGTGTTGAATTTGGGCTGGTTGAGTATCAGCTCGTGCATGATGCTCGACTTAACGGCAACGGTTGGAGTGCGCGGTGAGTTCAATCTAATGAAATTGGAGTCTTCGTTTTGAGTCAGCGTTGGTGCACTGACAAGCCAGGTCAGTATAGCACCTTGCGAATTCTGATTTGTGGTGGTTTCATTATTGAAGTTCTGAAGTCCGTCAACTTGAAAGTCGACAAGTGCGCTCGACATGCTGGTTATGATATCTACCGATTGTGGAGTGAGGAAGCGATAGCTTGCGCGAAAAGGGGCAGTGTCTTGGAAAAGTTCCTCATCCTGCAGGAATCTATAGGGGATTAGAGCTTCTTCTAGTGTATCAGACTCACTCTCGAGCGGCTCTTCTACGGGGTTAGGCAAGCTCTTCAATAGTTTGTCATGGGTGAATTGGAAGTAGTAGGCAGATCGTTGAAGCTTTATCGGTATGTCTTGTGGCTCAATCGCTTTCATGAAAATGTTGTCCTGAACCTGGGATAGTCCGACCATCACAATCTCAGCTGAGGAAAGGTTATGTTGCGCGCTGGCTTGGCTAAGTAACACTTTGTTCTGGTCGCGCACGGTCTCCAACGATTGTTGGGTCAAAATCAAGGTGTAGATGGCCAAGCACGTTCCTACTAGGCCACCTCCGGCAAGAAGTGCTGTGCGCTTCCACCAAACGGAATAGATCCAGTGGGCGAGGGCAGACATTGCATCTGATTTTTGATCCTCGTGTTCTTCGTTGCTGAATGACTGCCATACATTGAGAAACATCGGGACAAACCGATGCTCTTGCGCAATGAGCTTTCTGCTTAGCTCTTCTTGATTTATGCGCAGCTCTTCCAGTTGTTGTTGAAGGAGTTTGTTTTGATCAGCCCGATCCGCCATTTCTTTCCCCGTATTCACACAAAGAACAACTGCCAGTTTAGCTTGTTTTGTGGGTTAGGGAAGTGATTGGAATTGGCGATTAGGGTGCTGTTTTTTCTATTGTTCGTGAACCTGTCAGGGCGGGTCGGGTGCATCAATGACCACAATGCGCTTTCCGCCGAGTACGAGCGGGAGTGCCTGTAGGTGTTGACCGGGAACAGGCTAGTAGTAGATTGCTTCTTCTTCACCGATGCCAGCCTTGGATGCATCTTCTGAGTACATTTCTGTCGGGACCGATCTGTTGCAGTTGTTCTTCAGATGGTCGCGGATAGCCCACAAGGCCTGTTTGGTCATCTCTGATTTGTATACTATTCGAGCCAGTCCAAAGCTCTCAATGTTGTCATCGAAATGCAGCCCGATACCACGACTTGGCTGGAATAGCCCCTTTTGTGGATCGTGTGGAAAGTCTCGCCGTCGATACACGATACGAAACTCATTCTCTGGGCGGTAAGCACGCCTTTTGGCAAAAGCTGGATGCGGCAATTTCTCGCCGCCTGCCAACCAGTCTCCAAAGTCCACATGCCCATAATATTCAACGGGACCATAGCCGAATGGTTTCACGTGCTGCCTGTCGACTCTTTTGTAAGTGGTGTATGACTTTCGAAGTATGGCTTCCATGAGTTGTTTTTTGTCGAAAACGACAAAAACTCCGTCGTCAGCATAAGCGTTCCACATCGTTTCGTTTGGGGAGCCATCGTCGGAGTCATACCAACACGAAGCGAAATATTCTGATGCCTCACGGTTTATTTGTGTGAGGGTATCGGAACACTGTTGCCCTACTGTTTCTCGCTTCGTTCCATCGCTTAGCAACCAGCGAAACTGAAAATCAGGGTACCGGCACTCGTGATTGTCATCGAAGTTCTCGACATTTGGTACTGCGATGATGTTTCTCAAGACCAACATGCAGTACTTGGCGAGAGTTAGGTATCGAGCAATGTATTTAGGATCACCACTGGCTTCCGGCGGGGGACAAATTTTAGGAGCTTGTATGAGAGGTGCTTGGTCTGTCATTGCTACGGTTTCTTTCAGTTACCGCCTGTAACCGCTACATTGACACGATATTCTTGACCCGGTCGTCATTAACATCAGAACGAATGCCTTAGAATAACTCCTTGGCCGAGCTGATAGGGTTGGTGAACATCGGAGCCTTCTGAACGGAACTCTTGTCGGATTTCTTCTATTAGAAAGTCTTCTTCTAGCCTGGGCCATACGTCGCCGTCGCTGCCGTCGGGCAGCAGGTAAGTAAGGCCGATGGTGTAAGGGTGTGTGACAAATATGGTCGACAGCCTCTCCACTGCCGCTGTGTGCAGGTCACTTCCTTTAGGAGATGTGTTTCTGACCAACATGAATTGATCCGCGGCTTCTTGGGTGTTCTTTAGCTTGAAGTTTGCCTCCGCTAGCATAAATATCTCGTTTGCTGAAGCCGCTTCGGTGGGGCGGTCGGCAGTTATCTGAAGGACTTTCTCCCATTGCTCGTTTTTGTACGCTTCCACCAATTTGTCCGACTGCGGTAGCTGCAGCTGCTGTGTCTCGTACCTTGGTCCCTGCAATAGCTCAGAAACTTCATCTGCCGTTGCACTTACTGCAAGCAGGCTTAAAACGAAAACAATAAGTGTGGATGCCTTGAGCTTAGCCATTGTCGTCGCACCCCGCTTTTGTAATTGGATCGCACGAAAGGTCAGGAATAGTTGCAGGGAGCCTGATGGGTTCATTCGCATTTGTGGATGGTCTGCTGGTCTGCACAAATGTGTTAAACTCGACACCTAAAGGTTTGTCGACAGTGATTGCCCAGGCACCCAATCCAACACCCAGGATAACAAACAATAGCCCCGGGGAAGCGCTTTCGAGCGCAACTTTCATGCCTTGCCCGTCGGAAGCAAACCTAAAGTCTCCCTTGATGCCCTTTACAAGAGTATCGTGCCCGAGTTTTACAACCAAATAGGCGAGCACCAGTGCGGTCAGACGAATTAGTGCTGCAGCAATTATGCCGATTGTGATTTCCATTTGGGTTTAGTCCTGTATCCACGGATTGCTGTTGCCTTGAACGGCCTCAATTCTTTCGTCTCGGAGGATCTCCCAGTCAGAAACCGGATCAGCGTCGTTCCATTCCCTGAACATCGCTAGTTCCTCTTCAGGAATAAAGACACCATGCTTCCAGTTCATGTAGAGCCAGATACGGGCAACGTCGCCGCGGTCTTCTGCGGCAGGGTAGAATGTGCCTTTGGCGTCTTCGATCATGCATGCACCGAAATCGCTGGTTTCCTCCGGAAGCACCCCGTACCTATCATCAGTTCGTAACGCGTTGACCTGGCCTACTGAAGGCACGAGGTTGTGGAGATCAAACAATATCTCCCGGGCAGGCGCACTGTTCGCTTGGCAATAACTTTTCCCATGATCCATATAGCAGGCCATCTGCTTTGCCGGCGTCAATGCACCAGGAACGACGTGCTCCCACTCCAGGACAAACATACGGTTCCGGTACTTGTCTGACGGTTCATAGCCGCACGCTTCGTGCGTAACTGTGCCTGAGCCACTGTTGTTGTTCTTGCTGGTCATTTCACAGTTGCAATAGAAGGTCTCAGTCTGGTCGAAGTACACCAGATCAGAAGTCCTGTTCTTGGCCGCACTCCAACTTGTGGCTATATCAAGTGCATAGGCTGGCATTGGGATTAGAGCGAAGGCTAGTATGACTGCGATAATTTTCATGTGAAGCTCCCCAATTGTTCTTGAGATGATCTTAGTGATCCGCTCCAAAATGTGGAGTCTCAATTTCACCATAGTGTCTTGGGTGCTTGTGATTGGGATGACGGTGGGAAGGGGGCTTTGATGCCTGCCCCCTCACGTAATAAACAAGATGGTTTGATCTGATCCATCGCTCCCCTATATAGAACGCGTACGTGCCGACAGTTTTTCATCAAAGGTAAGGCGATGGAGTTCTATGTATTTGATCTGGACGGCACGCTGGCGTTGATCCATCACCGCCAACACATGGTGCGTGACGGGAACCGGGACTGGGATGGCTTCTACGCTGCGTGTGTTGATGATGATCCCCACGCGCCCGTCATCCGTGTCTTTCAGGATCTTTTGGCGTCCGGCGCTGCCATTGAAATCTGGTCCGGGCGCTCTGCCGTGGTGGAAGACGAGACGGTGGCCTGGCTCACCCGCGAACTGGGCGTTGTCAGTGCAGAAGACATTCGCGCCATGTTGCGCATGAGGCCGGACAAAGACTACACCCCCGACCATGAGCTGAAACTGTCCTGGCTGAACGAGACCCGCGCGGCAGGACGCCACGTGCTCATGGTGTTTGATGACCGCCAGAAGGTGGTGGACATGTGGCGGAGCGAGGGGGTGACCTGTGCGCAGGTCGCGCCCGGTGATTTTTAGGCTGGGGTCCATTCTGCTTATGCGTTTGACGAAAGAGCCTGTGGATCCCGCATCAAGTGCGGGATGACAACTGAGTGTGGGTTTTTGGGTGTGGGTAATCTTTCACGCTGGCGCCTCCCAAAAACAAAAACCTGTCACCCCGGGCTCGACCCGGGGTCCACTCTACAGATGAATTCGACGAGATGGCCTATGGATCCCGCATCAAGTGCGGGATGACAACAGAGGGTGGATTTTTGGGTGTGGGTAATCTTTCACGCTGGCGTCTCCCAAAAACAAAAACCTGTCACCCCGGGCTCGACCCGGGGTCCATTCTGCTTATGCGTTTGACGAAGGAGCCTATGGATCCCGCATCAAGCATGTCCTCGGGCTTGACCCGTGGATGCGGGATGACAGCAGAGCGCGGGGCAGGTGCATGCCATCACTTGCGGGACAGCTGGCCTTTGGTGGTTTCGATTGTGAAGTCGCAATAGCCATCCAAACCCAGAGCGTCTTGCAGTTGAGTTGTGCTTTCCAAAAACTCGACATAGCGGGCGCTGTTGATATCGCGCTCATATTCAAAAATGGCACGCAGAACATCATCTACCTTTGGCATCCCCGTGGTGGCATCACAGTCTTGCATGATGAGCCCGAAATAGGCGCCCTGACGTTTTGTATCCTCCGTCGCATCGACATAGAGCTTGGCAATATGCGGCGGAAGTTCCGGTTCTTCGCTGCCCGTGCTGCCCGTTTCGCGCGCGGTACTCGGGGCACTCAGAAGGGTTGCAACCAAGATGGATGCTGCGGCAAAGACCAAAGACGTTTTCAATTTCATTTCCCTTTGACGAGGACGCTAAAAGATCTAGCGCCATGTAACAACTGTCAGGTGCCACCGCGTTGGCGTGTATGCATCGGTCTGCCAGCCCTTTGCGCCCCTTACATGCCGCGCAAGTTGCAACCTAAGGGTGTAATTTGATTAGACCTAAAGGAATAGTCCGCTTGTTTCCGTGCTGCAATCTTCACTAAAAGAACCATTTTTGTTCGATCAATGTTCGTGATTGCCCAAGCACTGCACCACCCGGTGGAAATGAGGTTGCAACCCGCAGTTGGTGTTGGGCCGCCCTCAAAACCATATACTGGAATTGAGCGTTTATGCAGATTCTATGAGTACGAGTTGAAGGGGGCGGGCCATGTTGTCACGACTGACGATGGAGTTTGTTGCCACTGCCGAACGCGTTGCCACTGAAACCGAGTTGGTAAAAGCCTTCGAAGGATTGCTGCAAGAGATTGGCATTTCCCAATATTTCCTGGGCGAAGTGAGCGGTGTCCTGCCCGACGAAGTCTTACGATATGGCAATTGGAATGATGAGTGGGTCAAACGCTACATAGAGCAGGACTACCACTACGTAGATGCGATCGTCGCGAAGGCGAAATCAACGCCAAAAGCGTTTGGGTGGGAGACGGTGAGGGAGGAAGGTTTCCTCAGTGGCCCCTCAAAAAAAGTCATGGATGAAGCCGGGGAGTTTGGCATTCAGGCCGGATATTCCGTGCCCGTGTTTCAGGCAAATGGCTATCTGGCGGTGGCGTCGTTTGGCTCTGGTCGCCAGGCGCCAGACCAGCGGACGCGGGCAGCGCTGCAGCTGGCAACAGTCTATTTTCATGCGCGGCTTCTGGCGTTCAGAGACACCTATCTTCCCTGCCGCGAAATGCTGACGCCGCGCCAACGCGAGTGCTTGCACTGGGTTGGAGCCGGAAAGTCTGATTGGGAGATAGGCGAGATCCTAAATATTGCTGAAGCGACGGTGCACTCTCATGTCGAGAATGCCAAGCGTCTCTACAAAGTTCCCACGCGAATCCAAGCGTTTGTAGAGGCCTGCCGCAACAGGGAACTCCGGCTCTGAGCGTCAATCATCTGATCAGATGATCGACCCCACGGGGCCAAACTGAGACCTTTTTGTCAGGATCAAATCAGACAAGGAACAGTCATGCTGTGCATCGTCACCCAACAAAATGCCTTCCTGTATAAAGACCAACTGGAGCAAATGTATCGGCTCAGGCATCGGGTGCTGGTCGATATTGCAGGCTGGGAAGAAATACGTCAGCCAGACGGTCGCGAGATCGATCAGTTTGACAATGAACTCACGACCTATTTCCTGGTGCTGGGCGAGGACGGCAATGTTGAAGGGTCGCTTCGCATGCAGCCCACACTGGCGCCAACCCTGACCTCAGATGTATTTGCAAACATTTGCGACATGGAAGGGGTGCCGAGGTCTGAACGTCTCTACGATTGCTCGCGGGTCATCGCCGCGCCCGAAGTGTCTCAGATTGGCGGACAACCTTCATGGGTCACCTCAGAACTTCATTCTGGAATGTTTGAGTTTGGTCTGGCGCTGGGCCTGGAAGGGCTCACCTGTGTTCTGGAAGTGAAATGGTTGCACTATATGAAGCGATGGAACTGGGATGTGCGCCCCTTGGGCTTGCCAGATAGCGTCAGCGAAGGCGGCAGCGTTGCAGCCTGCATTCACACAACTGAGACAATGCTCGAAATGCTTCGTGAGACCCGAGGTCTGAAAGGTCCAGTGATCACACCAGGTGATCTGGGATTGATCAGGGCCAATCATGAGCTCATTCATGCCACACGTTTGAACAAGCTTGCTGCCTAGGCGCCGATAACACAGATAGAAGAGGGATGAACCATGTCTATTCCGACACTGAGCGCGGCTGCCGAAACGCCACTGATACTTGAGAAATTAAACCAAGAAGGGTGTGTTGTTCTGACGTCTCTTCTAAGCGAGGCGGATGTTCAATCCTATCGCGACGACCTTGTGCCGATTTTGCAGACGTCCTTTTTTGGGGATGGCGGGTTTGTGGGACGGCAAACAAAACGACTGGGCGGCTTGTTCAAGAAGTCGGAGATGGCCCAAAAGGCAGCGCTTGATGCCACCATTCTTGAGATCGTAGAAGGTGTTCTCGGCCCGAATTGCGAACGCTTTCAGATAAACCTTACGCAGGCAACAGAGATACATCCCGGCGAGCCGGATCAATATCTTCATGCAGATGAGGGGCTCTTTGATTTCTGTAAAATAAAGGGGGAGCGCATGTTGAATGTCATGTGGGCTCTCACACCTTTTGACAAACAAACCGGTGGCACCCGGGTGGTGCCAGGAAGCCATCTCTGGCCGGCAGATCGTGTGCCGCTCGATTCCGAAATAGAGACTGCCGTCATGGCACCGGGGTCCGTCTTGATCTGGCTTGGGTCATTGCTTCATGCAGGTGGCGCAAACCATTCGGACGCGCCAAGGCTTGGAACCATCATCAGCTACAATCTGGGATGGTTGCGCCAGGCCGAAAATCAATCTCTGACCTATCCACCAGAAGTGGCGCGGGCGTTTCCCGACGCTCTTCAGGACTTGATTGGCTATTCAGTGCATCGACCAAATGTAGGGCTCGTGGAAAACAATGATCCCAAACGTTTGTTCGGCGAGGACGGGGCCGGGCTGATCCAGCCACGTGATTTCCTGACACCGGAGGGAGAGGGAATTCTCGCAGATCTCGAAGCATAAAACCTCGTATGAGGCTGAAGCTGAGGACGGGTTTATTCACCACGCGGCGTCCTCAGATGCGCACTATGACATTGAGAGGCACCATGGTTCAGAAAAATGGAATTGAGACAGATGAGATAGATAAGTTGGATGAGGCGGAGAAACAAAAGCGGGAGGTTCATGTGCATTTCCTGAAACTTCTCAAGGAAGAAGCAAAACGCTTTGAGGACCCGCTGCTCATCTATCTTTACGACATGGTTATCCACCGAACGACCAATGAGCCTGACTGAGCCTGACCGAGGGTGACGCATTCCTGACTGGGATATAGGTCGGACGCACACAACCTCACGCTTACTAACGATCCCTCGCCCTGAAGACTGTCAAAGACAGTGTCTCGAAGGGGAGGGCCTGGTTGGAGATGGCGCTACCGCGCCCCCTCACCATGAGGCTGTAACTCGGCCTCCCCCTATACCAACTCCCGACAATGATAGAAGGAAATCTACATGCACCTAATTCGTGAATATTTTGCCACGTTCCGCCTGGCTTTTTTTGGGCCACGCACCTTTCGCGATATTGAAACCGCGATCACAGCCCTTGTGGAACAATTGCGCGACCTGGCCGTCGACAAAACGCTGGAGTGCCATCTGCACGCCAAAGCCGCAGAAGAGCTGAACGACATGTCGATGGCCGCTGCAGAAGACGCCACCCATGCGGATGGACTGGCCGCAAACATTGCCGATCATCTGGCAAGTGTCGTGGCGGAAGAAGAAGCCGCAGCAAAGGCTGGCATGGCCACCGAGAAGCCGTCTCATCATCTCACCTGAGATGTGTGCCCAACACCAAGCAGGCACCCAAGCAGACACCCCACACCTGGACATATAATCAGTGATGAGGAGAGGCGCGTATGGGCTTTTCCAATCTGCCATTTTCCAATCTAGACGTGTTGCTGATCACAGTCGTCACTGTTAGCGCACTGGTGGCGCTGGTGCTGTGGCTAAGCATGCGATCACGCGGGCCCCACGATGATCTGATCATCTGATTGTCTGGAGCACGACGCATAAGAGTGAAAGAGAAGGGGACTAACGTCCCCTTTTTGTCTGACGGAAAGACGGCGTGTGGTTCAATTACTGCTTGAGTGGGACGTGGGGTTTAAAGGTATAGTGAGAGAGAAGTTTTGACTTGATCAAGCAACTGCCAAAGGTTCCCATGCGTTTTCCAAAATTCATTCTCCAGGCCTTCGTTCTTGTCACGCTCGCGATGGCACTCGCCCCCATGAGCGCACATGCTGTGGAGAATTTTGGTGAAGATCGGACAGGCGTCATCAGCGATGAGGTTGCCTCGGCATTCCTTCAGGAAGCGTTGAGAAGGCTTGAGCTGGCAACCTGCGAGAATGATCAACCGTGTGCCCCTGCAACGCAGGCGGAAATTCAAAATCCGCCAATCACCCTCAAGGACACCCGCGCAGCGCTGGTAACCAGCATGCAATCAGCTGTTGTAAGCTGGTGTGGACTGGACCATCGCCGAAGCCTGTTTCCCCTGCTTGCTCACCGCCGGGACGTCAAAAGATATGGTGCCAGACAAATCAACCTTATGGCTCTTGTGCATAGCGATCTTATGCAGCGGCAGATGCAAGGCTACCAGGAGTCCGGGGAAGAATGCCCAGCAGACATGAAGGTAGATTTGGATAGCCAGCTGCCGAAACTTTAGGGCTCCCGCATAAGGCTAAGCGCCTTGCGCAGATCTGTGACCCAAGGCGATGGCGCGTCCCCGTCTTTTTGTTTCCAATAGTGCGTGTGGCGGAACCGGGAAAAGTCCTGGTGGCCGATGTCTTTGACACCCGGGCCAAACCACGGGGCGACAGGCCCCGAAATGGGATCACCCAGCACGATCTTGTGCTCAAAATAGATGTTGGTCCAAATGGTGGCGCCAAAGACCGCCGCGTGATGGGGCACGCGGGTGGGCTCACCCAGCGGATAGGAGAAGGTGCGCTCACCTTTCCATTCTTCAAAGACAGGGGGCGAGGTGGGCAGGTCCCGACGCCTCTTCTGTTCAATAAATTCCTCTGGTTTGCGTGTCAGCAGTACGTCTGCCTTGCTCAGCGGTGAGCCAAGTGTGATGAGGTCGCTGACCAACCAGACCGGCTTATCGGCGGTCGCCAACACCCTCCAATAGGCCTTCTGTGCTTCGCGATAATTCTCATAGAGAGGGTTGTAGGCCGTGTCATCAGGATCTCTGGTCGGCGCGTCGGTAAGTTCTCGGGCAGCCTTCTCCAGGGCGTTCAATGCGGGCATGGCATCACCATTTGCCGCGTGCGCGCTCTCAAACTGCGCCCTCTGGATGCGTGCCCATGCATGAGTGAGCACGTCATAGGCAATGACGGAGCCCAGCGAGTGGCCAACCATGACGATGCGATCATACTTGCCCGTCTCAGATAGTTTTGTCAGCAGCTCAACACCGGCTTCACGAATTTTCTGTCGCGTTTCAACATTTGTAGGTGAGGGCTCGAGATAGCGTGCGGCATCCCCCGCGGTTGGTACGACGAACCAGCCAAGCAGGGTACTGACGACGGCTGCGATGACGGCGACGGCCGGGTGTAGGAATGCAAGCGCAAAAAGCAAGATCAGAAGGGTGATGACAACCGACCCGAAGACCCACAATGAGTGCAATCGAGGGGGCACAGCGCGGGGCCACCGCAGGAACAGGGGTTTCAGCCAAAAAAGAAGATGGCCCAGTTTGTTTCCCTGCATGAGATGGGCCCAGTAGAACTCGTAAAAATCCATACGCCGGGTTTGGTCCTGCCCGGTGGGCGCGGCAAGGGTGGTGACGCGCCGAAGTTCAAAATTCCCGGTGAGCCCGTCAGGCTTTGAAAACACGTCCGTCTTGTTGATCTGTTCAAGATGAGGGTCGCGCGTCCAAACAGTTTTGACAAAGTCCCAGAGCGTCATCATGGGCTTTTGCTCGCCCATGCCATGCACCAGGATCACGCAGGTTTTTGGGTCCTTGGGGGGAGAGGCCACAGTGGAAGGCGTTGAGGAAGACCCAGGTGTTTCATCCGTATTGCTCATATCAGTACTTCCCCATCCCATAATCGAGCGCTGGACAAGCTGTGAATACAACACTTGCTCGCCCCCTTTTTGCCGGGCATAGTATAATGATAATACCATTTTACACATAAAGCGATCGCGTCCAAACTCAATATCATCAGAGCTGGGTGAGGAGTATTGAGGAGTATTCGTCCAGCGAATGCGATTGTCTAGGAGGGGTGATGGGGACCACGAAAAACGACGTTGGGAGCGCACGCTATGAGTGAGAACCAACCTAAGAAGGGTGAAGGCGGAGAACCACAAGAACCACAAGAACCACAAGAACCACAAGAACCACAAGAACCACAAGAACCACAAGAACCACAAGAACCACAAGAACCACAAGAACCACAAGCTCCGCCGGACGACCTCACGAAAAACCTGGACTATCACCGGCGCTGTTACCAAACAGGGGTTGTGGCGACAGTCATCATCGCGATCGGGGCTGTACAGTTTTTGCTCGCAACAGATGCAAGCAGGGGGGTTGATTCATTCAGCTCCATGTTTGGTGAGGAAGAAACAAGTGGCACCACAGAGCTTACACCAGATCAAACACTTGTTTTGCAGGCCGCAAAGAGTAAGGCGCGTGAAGACAATGAAAAAGAAAAGGTGATTATAGAAACTCTTGATAGGCGGATTGAAGCCGGGCAGCAATTCAAGGTGTTTGCTGAAACAAACCAAGGTGCCGGGAGCCAACCGAACAATCAAGATGGTGGATTGGTCTACAGCATACCAGCTGAGGTTGATTTCTGGTTGGACGCCAGTCTGGAAAATCAAAAAGAGATGAGCATTCGTCTGGCTCAGCTTGGCATTTATGAAGCGACAAGTCGTCCGGAAGACATAGGGGCGCGGGCCGCGACCGACATTTTGGACACTTTGAAGTCTCCGACACGCCTCAGAGATCGCGACCTCGGGGTTTACGTGGAGCAAATTGATTTCCTTAAATCTGCGGATGAAGATCAGCGCAGCGCCATTCAGGGCAGGATCGATAACAACAATGATCTGATTGTTAAAATTGACGAAATCCTCGAAAATTTCGGTTCACAGGCTTCAGAAGGGCAAGGGGCGAGGGCTGCTGCGCTCATCATCCGTCAGGTCGGCGCGTTGGGGCTTGCTATCTTTCTGATTCAAATACTCCTGACACTGACGAGATATCACGCGCGTATGGCCGACCATTATCGCGGGCTCATCAGCGCTATTGCTCTTTCGGGCTACAACACTGACGCAATCAAAATCGTTGCACCGTTGGCATCAGCCAGTGTTGACTTTGGCAAAATTCCTCAAAGCGTGTTGGAAAAGGCCATCGATAGTTTACGTGATGCTGCAACCTCCCGTCGCTAGAGAGCGTGGCGGCGCTCGGGTGTGCTTTAAAAAATTGAATGGAATGGTGGATATGACAATGAAAAATGTCTTTTTGTTCTGGGGGGTGGTCAGCCTTTTCCTGTCAAATGGGGCATATGCTTCGCAGGTGGACCGTGACCAGGAACAGATCGACTACGCAGTTAGTGTTGTGAATGGACTTTGCCTGCGGGGGACAGCCTTAGAAGTCAGCGCAGATGTCGAAGGGAATGTCACGCTTCAGCATTATATGCCTGGCGCAGTGGCGAGCGTGAGTGACAATATACGTGAGACCTATGGGTCTATGGAGGCAATAGGCGCAACGCTGCGAACCATTGGGGATGTGAGGGTACGAGAATGCATGTCCATTCACTTGGGGAGGATCATCAACGCTGTTTTTGAGCTGAACCCTCCCGTGGCGACGCAACAGTTTAGTGGGGGCGAGAGCATTGAGGGAGCCCTAAAGTTGGGCATTGTGCCCGGCACCATTCGGAAAAGTGCTCGTGTTACAGGTAAAGAAGGACTGCGGTACTTTAGTTTTGAGCTTGTGGCGCCTGCGGAAGTTGTCGTTTACCTGGAACAAACATCGCGATGCCTGAGCTGGCAACTCCTCACTGAGGGTGGAAGCATATTGGAAGAGGAAGACGGGTGTCCTGCCAGGCGTAATCAATTGCCCGCATTTCTAGGCTCAGGGCGCGATCAACTCGAGACATATCTTGTGCCGGGGCGATATTACATTTCGGTCGCAGCTGAAGAAGCGCAGGAAGCGTCTTCCTATCAAATGACTATCCTAGCGACCGCTGTTTCCAGCAGCGACTAGGTCAAGCCATGAGACAAACCATATGTATAATATGTGTACTTTTGCTCAGCTGCATGGGCAGCAAGAGTGCATCTGCTACGGAACCGAATATGGGGGCAGCGCTTCTGTGGATCAAAGGCAAGTGTCCTGACGGAAACCCAATTGAGATCGGGAATCGAAATAATGGCAATATTGCATTAACGCGCTACCTACCTGGATTAAAGGTACAGGCCCTTTTGATCAATGTCGCGGGCGTCGCAGCAGACGATGGATTACTAGATCCGCTAAAGGAGATGGAGTATCCCGGTACTTGTATTGCCGACAAGTTTCAGCGGCTCGTGAATGCCTTCTACGCAGATCACCCCGCCGCGCTTGAAAGTGGCCCACTGCTCTCTTCAGGTAGTACCTATCTGGGAAATCTACCAAGTCATATCTGGCGCGGTGCGACTATCAGCCATGGAGAAGAAAGATATGGCTTCAATGTGCAGGGAACGAAAAACGTAGAGATCCGATTGCGACACTTGTCCGGGTGCGTGAGGCTTAAACTAGTAGGTCCATCAAGCAATACATTATTGAGTAGAAAATATTGTTCTACAAACAACAATGCACCCGTAGAACTGCAATTGAAACTGGGCGTGCATACGCTGTACATTGAGCATGCAGATGAGGTAAATGACGCAGCCGCTACCTACCTGTTGGAAATTGGGGTCACGACAGAAGGGGGCTGAGGCTAAGTCCAAATACCGTGTTGAACTGGCGCGGGTAGAGCTATTTTGTGGCCGCAAAGGGTGGCTACTCACCGGCGCGGCACCAACCAGGCACCAAGAAGGCCCAGCAAGAAAGAGAGCCCTAGAATGATTGCGATCTCAACTTTCTCGTCAGTTGTTTCGCTCACCATCAGGCCGTATGTCGTGAGTATACCAACGGCTGCCAATAGGACCCCAAGCGCTCGGAGGAGTGGATGAAACCGACCAAAAAGCAGCCAAGGTGCCGCGATGGCAACGAGGATAAAGGAAGCATTTTCGGCCAAGATGTAAACTAGGGTCATTGCACACTCACTTTGCGCCGTCCGTCGCGATTGAAGAGACTGCAATATAGCAAAATATCAGTTCCAGTATAGTGGCCGCCCCAGTAGCGCTTGCAAGCCCCTGCCCACATCCCAAAAACCCGACCCTTAAAGAGGGTCCTCAAGAAAAGCCCCCGATAGTGCCCCGTACAGAAAGCTGCTCTCGGCATGCTGTTTGGCCTGGCCAGATACTTTAGGGACACGTGAGGGATACTTGAGCGTGTCCCTTCCACTCCCTCTCCCATATTTAAATCGTGAAAGACCATGAGGTTTCCTCCACCCGAGGGTGCCCCTTCGTCTTTCCCAGTAGAGAAAGACGTCGTCAATGGCCCTAGAGACTGCGGGTTATCTGTCGGATTTGGTGATCACCAACCCCCCGGCAAATGACCCTCTCGCGCAAGCCGCGGATCATTTGAGGCTCATTAAAGCCTCCCTCAAAACCACCTTCCCAAACCTTAACGCAGCTGTAACGGCATCGCCGGCAGATCTCAATCTAACGGCAACCCTAGCGACAGACCTGGCAGGCAAGCTGAGCCTGACCGGCGGCACGATGACCGGGGACCTGATCATTGATGGCGCGGACGCTGATTTGGATGTGGTGCAAGGCCGCGTCAAACAGGCGGGCCATGACGTGATGCCCATCGGCACCGTGATCCATTGGTATGGCGACATTGCCAACAAGCCGACAGGCTTTGTTGTTGCAGATGGCCTGGTTCATAACGGTCAGCCGACGCCCGATCTACGCAGTGTCTTTCTGCGGGGGACGAATGGAACCGGCGTGTCGACGGCGACCGGTGGTAGTGACGCTCAGACCACGTCTTCCGAAGGCAATCATACTCATACGGGTACAGCTGCGAATGCGGGTAGTCACTCCCATGGGGGGACGTCTGGAGCAACAGCGCTGACGGCTGCTCAGATCCCGGCCCATACCCACTTTATTGCCGCAAACGAAAACAATACCGGCACAACCATTGATGCCAACGCTCAACTGAAATTTGGTTGGCCCTTTGGCAATGAAGACAGCGCTTATCAGCTGCGTTCATCTAATCTCGCCGCGACCATGTACAAGACGTCAAGTGTTGGCTCGGGCCAGGGGCACACCCACACCATTGCTACTGCAGCTGCGGGTACCCACTCACATACAGTCTCGGTTGACCCTGATGGAGCGCACACCCACACAATTGACAACCGTCCAGTCTTTGCAGAACTCCACATTTTGATCCGTGTCTACTAGAGAGGAGATGCTTCATGCCTATCCTCCCCGTTCGGAATCTGTCCGAACACGGAATGCTGAAAGACATAAACCCTTATGACTTGCCTTTAAGTGCATTCAGCGGCGGCAATAATGTCCGCTTTGATCAGGGCAAAGTGATGCGCGCTCCGGTGTTTCGCGCCATCGTGGACGGTACCGCACAGGCCGATCCACAGTTTGTTTATGGAGTGCGTCCAGCCCAAGGCTACGACTTTGTGCTGATCGGCGGGGCCGATGGCACCATCTCGCGCTATTCATCCGGTGCTGAGACCGATGTCACCCGCGCGAGCCACACGCCCAATGTGGTGAACACGCCGTGGACTGGCGCTTTTCACGGTGAGGGAACTTACCTCAACCGGGTGGACATGGTGCCGCAATATCTGGGGCCGACCGACACGCAGTTTGCCGACCTGCCAAACTGGACTGCCACCTGGCGCACAAAAGTACTGCGCGTTTATGGTGACTTTCTGGTGGCCATTAATGTGCAAAAGGGCGCGGTGGCCTTTCCCAATATGGTGAAATGGTCTGACCTGACGCTGGCGGGCGTGCCGCCAGGCTCCTGGGATGAAACGGACCTGGCAACCTCTGCTGGCGAGAATATCTTGAACTCGCTGGACAGCCCGCTGCTTGATGGGGTGACGCTGCGCGACAGCCTGATCCTCTATGCAGAAACCCAGGTCTGGCGCATGACTTTTGTGCCCAATTCGCCTTTCATTTTCGACTTCCGCCTTCTGTTTGATGATGGCGGGGCGTTGAACACGAATTGTGTGGTGGAAGTGGATGGCCGACACTATGTGTTTGGCAATAATGACATCTATGTTCATGACGGCACAACGAAACGCTCCATCGCGGATGGGCGCGTCAGGGATTTTGTCTATCGCAACATCAACGCCTCAAGAGGCGAACAATGTTTTGCAGCTCATAATCCAGGGCTAAATGAGATCACCTTTGCCTTTGTCTCAGCTGATGAGGATACCTATTGGAAAGCGCCGACCCGGTGCAACCGTGGCGTTGTGTACAATTACATTAATGACACGTGGAGCATTGTCGATCTTCCCAATGTTGGCGCCATGTCGGCCGCCAATGTGGAAAACGTTACCACCTATGCGCAGGTGCCGGTGACGACGACCCATGAGTTGATCGGTGGGACATATGCTGACTTGTCGGATGGTTTTAAGACCCACGTCATTTCCGTCAGCTCCCCCTTGGCAAGCGAAGGTTTGAGCCAAGGAAAGCTCCACGGGATCGATCTCGCAGACAAAGGCAACCTGACGTTTCCCTTTGATGTAGAAACGGCAAGTCCTGCCTGGGCAGAGCGCATTGGAGTGGATCTGGATGTGAGCACACGGGCGGAACTGCGCCAATATAAAGTGTGCAGCAGGCTCTATCCGCAGGTGACCGTATTCCGCAGCATTCCAACCCAGATTGAAGTGGGTGGGGCACTGACGGCAACGGGGCCCATTACCTGGTTGCCCAAACAAGGCTTCGACCCGGCGTCTGACTATAAGGTCGACGTGCGCGCAGGCGGGCGCTATCTGGCCTTCCGCTTCTCCGTCGATGCGATCTCCGATTTTGAATTGTCAGGCTATGACCTGGAACTCAAATCGGGCGGGAGTAGATAGATGGCCCTCAATACACGCACCGACATGGTGTTGAACCCCTATCGGATGACATCACGCCCGACACTCGACAATTCGCAGGCCCAGTGGGTCGATGAAGAATTGAAACGGATTGAACTGTTTCTGGAGCAGGTCTATGAGGCCATGCCCCAAGTGGCTGATGCCGCTCCTGATAACCCCAAGCGCGGCATGATCCGCTACGCGACGTCTCCGTGGAACCCGCTGGGTTCCGGAGACGCTTGGGTGTTTTTCAATGGAACGGTCTGGGTCGCGCAGTAGGGGATGGAGCGGCTGCATGGTTCAAGATCATACGTCTCTCAAGGCGGCGCCTGCTGAGTTGGGAAAAGAAGTCCAGGTGAAAACATCTGACTTCACGCTTTACACCGAAGCGTTTCGGGGGCTGACGTTCATTCATTGTGATGTGCATGTGCCCTGGAGCCTTTGCGTAAAGCGGGCGCTGGGTGAGGCCTTTGAGGCTTTGCGCGCCCGTCTTCAAACCGATCTTTATGCGCTCCATGAACCACTCGATCACAAACACAAGAAATTTTTATCTCTCTACGGCTTCAAGCCGCAGGCCATTTGGCCGCGGGCGGAGAAGCCCTATGTCATTTATGTAAGGAAACAGAATGGGTGACGTTCTTAAGACGTTTTTTGGTGGGAGTGAAAATTCTTCGCAATCCACTCAGAGCTCTGGCCCATGGGGCCCACAGCAGGAATTCCTCACCGAGGGGTTTGGCGAAGCACGCAACATTTACAACGACCAAAAAGGCACGCCTTTCTATGAGGGAGATCTTTATGCCGGGTTGAATGATCGTCAAAATCAGGGGCTTGATGCGCTGTCTGGTTGGGGGCAGGGCACAGGTCAGAACCTGGCGGGTGCGACATCCAATGCAGCCTTGTCGGGCTTGTCCAACACTCAAGGTCTCTATGATTTTCTCAATAATACGTTGAGCGGCAATCAGTCCATTGGCAATAGCCAGACCAACCAGAACCTGAGCAATCAGGGCAGTGATCTTCTCTCTCAAGGCTCGGCGGGCTTGTCTCGTGCGACAGAAAATGGCACGGCGTCTAACCTTGCTGCTGCTCAGTCTTATGTGAACAGCGATTTGCTCAATTCACAAATTGACGCGGTGGGCGATGATATTTCTCGTAACTTGAATGAGAACACGCTGACGTCCCTTAACCGGGGTGCCTCGATTGGTGGCAATCTCAACTCGTCACGAGCCGGGCTTGAAACCTACGAAGCTTTTGACGATGCACAAGACGAGCTGGCACGCGCCTCCGTCGATCTGCGTTCCAACGCCTACAATAATGGGTTGGCACTGGCCGAGCAGGGCAGAGCCACTGACATTAACGCAGGTCTCAACACGCTGTCGACAGGTGCTGGTCTGATTGGGGATGCGAACGCCAACAAGCAGTTTGATGTGAACTCCACCTTGAATGCGAGTGGCCAGTTGAACGGCGCTCTGGGTCTTGCCACCAATCAGGCAACAGCAGGCGCGGCCCTTGGCACAGATGCCGCCAATAACATTTTCAATGCCGGGTCCGTGCAACAGGCCGACGCCCAAGGACGCCTGGATGAAGCCTTCCAGCAATGGTCTGGCAATGACACACGCGCCTCTGATCTGTTGAACCGCTACTGGAATATTGTCGGTCGTCCGATCACGGAATCTCAAGGTCAGAGCACGTCTCACGGCGAAAGCAATGACGCGGTATTCAAGAAATTGGGTAGCCCCTTTTAAAGGAAGTCAATCATGGTTGTTCCACTAATTGCAGCGGCTCCAGTAGTTGCTGCCGCCGCTGCCCCAGCCGTTGCCGGTGTTGCCGCAGCGGGTGCCGCTGCAGCAGGTGCTGCTGCGGCGGGCGCCGCTGCAGGTGCGATAGGTGCCGGGGTCGCAGGCGCCGCAGGCGCAGCTGGTGCTCTGGGTGCTGGTGCTCTAGGTGCTGGTGCCGCGGGTGCCGCCGGCGCTTTAGGGGCAGGTGCTGCCGGTGCTGCCGGTGCTGCCGGTGCTGCCGGTGCTGCCGGTGCTGTAGGTGCCTTAGGTCCAATTGCGGCAGGGGCTATTCCCGCTGCTGCTCCTATTGCTGCTGCTCCTATTGCCGCTGCTGCTCCTATTGCCGCCGCTGCTCCCGTTACAGCTGGCGCTCCCCTTGCTGCAGCTGCTCCGGCTGCCGCAGCTGGCGCTCCTGCCACAGCTGCCGCCGCGCTTCCGGCGACGACGGCTCTTCCCACAACGGCAACGCTGCCGGGTGCCGCCGCATCATCGCCTCTTGGCGCGGCAACAGCAGCTCCCCAAGGCGCTGTTGCCGGTGCTCCGCAGGCGGCAAGCCTTCCGCAATTGCCGTCCGCTGGTGGTGCTGGCGTCACGCCGAGTGCAAGCCCTGTTGAAGGAGCGTTGAATTCTGCTGGTGAAGGATTGCAAAGCTTCCTTGATGCGCCCATAGAGAGCCTGGAAAATATGGGGCAGCAGTTTATGCAGGATCTGAAAAGTGATCCGATGAAAACGCTCTCTCAATTTGGGTCAGGTGGTGACGACAGTAAAGCGTCGCGGCCAGGAGGTAGCGGAGTGATAAGCGCCTTGGCGCCCATTCCGCCCGCGAACCCGGTATCATCGCCGACACCTGTGAGCAGCGGACTTCAGTTGCCAACAGCATCAAGTGCACCCCCCATGCGCATGAACCGGCGGGATGTGACGCAACTCTCAACAACGTCAACCTTTGAGCCCATTCCGCAAACGAACTCATTTTCGCGTCGACCAGGTGCTGCACAGGCGAACGTGTCTCCGGGGCAGAGCTTCCGGCCAACGCCGGTACAGCAACCAGGCGTCAGGCAGCCGGGCACTGGTGGCGACTTCTCTTTCGGTCGTTTTGTGGATGGTTTGTCAACAGGTCCTGAGCAGGGTCTTCTGGGACGTCTTGGCAATGGTCTTGAATTAGGGACCAATCAGAGCACCGACGTCTCACAGTTTCTGAGAGGGTTTGGTCAGAATCGGGACGATACAATTCTTGGGCGGATCAACACCGGACGTGATTTTGCCGAGAATGACATTTCGTTGTTTGGCAATGCCGGAGGCGAAAAATCTCCAGACCAGGCACAGTCTATTTTTCAGGGCCAAGAGCAGGAAGAAGAGACACGGCGAGTGCGCCCGCCAGCACAGCAGGCCCCGGCTTTACAGGGCGGCGTACCCGCAGGCGACAATGAGCAAGATTACCTTGCTTGGAAAGCCGCACAGCAACGCGGCCCAGGTGGTAGCGCGTCAGGCCCACGACCTGGTTCCTTCGGCCGTCCGCGCTTCAGCCCAGGTGTCAGCAGTGCGGGAAGCCGGTATTAGGGGAGGACGGAGCGTCCTCTCCCATATGAGGTGGTGAGGGTCGCCTCTGGCCACCGGTAGAATAGCTGGGCACGTATTTGTGTTCGCTGTTTGAGCCGGTGCTTATGTCGCTATGGCCATCCTTCGGGGTGGCCTTTTCGTGCCACCGATCAGTGGCGACACACTGCGGAGCATGACCGGGATGCAAGCACCCCGGCATACTCATCTGAAACAGCTTTAGTTTCGCGGAGGATGGTAGGCGCATACGATCTGGTTGCCCATTGGAACGTAATGCCAAATCTTCGTTGGCCCCGCCGGGACCTTCCCTTCGATGATCCCGTTCAACGGCCCTGTCATTCCCACTCTGCTACCACAGAAATCGTTGAGGGCTGTCTCGCTGCAAGCCCAATGTGGTTCGCGAACTTGGTCGCTGCCCCATCGTCCCCTCTGGCAATGGCGTTCGTTTCGCGGCTCCTCGACAAATGGCTTTCCGCCACCCTGCGCTCGAAAAGATAGGATCGATGTCGCCCAGTCGCGCATGTTGCTCTGCTTGCCTAAGGTGTCTTCTAAATCTGCTTTGGTAACGTGCTGATGGCCAGACACGGTTGGTAGTGGCACCGGCTGCGGATGTGGATTTGGATGAGCCGACGCAGCAGTTGCTCCCACGGCAGCACACAGAGATATCATTGCCAGAATTGAATTTCTCATTTGTCCCTCCCATTAGAAATTTCCGAACTCACGATACATTCAATGAATAAAACCATAGTTTTGGTTTGGGCGCAAAACCCTGCCAAAATCAAGGGAACCGGGCTTAAGTCCAGGGCGGAAACGCTGGCTTGGGGCGACGTTCTGGCTAGGTCTGGTCAGGGTGGTGCTGATGCCGCCTAGGCAGTGATTGTCTCGATCCTGCTTTTTGCGTCTTGATCATTCGGGCGTCCGCGCTTCAGCCCTGGTGTCGCCAGCGCAGGAAGACGGTATTGGGGAAAGGGCGTGGCGCTCTCACCCCTTTCCAAATATAGACGTCCTCAAAGCCAGACTCCCCAACAAGCCAAACTTCTCAATAAGAAAGAATGATCATGTTGTCTCCTGACCAGTTTCCGGGTGGGCGTGCGCCTGCACGCGTGGCCGATGATGGCCTGCGGTCCTCGCATGTCGATGAGGTCATTGCCCCTCAGGAAAATGCTCTCGGCTCTTTACACCGGCGCTCCCGCCGGGATGAGGTTGAGCTGTCAGAGAGCTACCGGGCGTCTCTGGCGTTTCAACGTCAGCAACAAGAAGCCGTTGCACAAGAGCAGGCAAGATGGGCGCAATGGGAAGATGAGGCGGAACTGCGGCGCGCGGCCTCCGCCGCGACACGCCCCCGGGGTGAAGCCGTTAGACCCAGCACATCGGCGGAGCCAGGGTCGGGTGTTTGGGACAGTCTCTCATCGTCCTTCACGCATCAAATGCCAGCAAAGTTTTCAGACGCGCTGGGGGATGGTCTAAATCAGTTGGGATATCCACGATTGGGCGCTTTTGCTGATGACAACCGGCGCAACCTGGAACGTGACAGAGACCGTCTATATCAACGGCCCGACGATGCTCCCACGGATGTGGTTGGGGCTTTGGGCGATGGCAACTTTTCCGGCGCCGCCAAAGGCATTTTGTACAATGGTACCGACAATATGGGTGCGACAGTTCCAGCGATTGCGACAGGCATCGCCAAACGAGCGCCGGTTATTGCAGCCGTAGGCGCTACAGCGAATTTTGCGACGAAGCTGTCTGACCTGCGAGCCGAAAGACGTGCCAAGGGGCTGGATGATACGCTCTCTGCGTTGGATTACGCCAACGCGGCAACCCAGGTGCTTATCGATGTTTTCCCTTATGGAGAGAAGACTGTAGGGAGCGCCTATCGGACCCTGAAGGAGATCGGTCCTGCAGACGTGGCGAAGATTGCAAAGGCTGTAGGTCTGGATGCGACCACGGAAGGTGTGAAAGAGATTATGCAGTCTGGCTTGACCATGTTGGGTACAGCTTATGAGGGAGGAAACTATACTCCAACCGAGATTGTTAAGCGGTTCGCAAACGAATTTCTCACAGGGGGACCGACCAGAGTGGCACCCGCCATTGGTGCACGGGTTGTCCCGCCCGCAGTGAGATCAGCAAGAGATGGAGCCGTAGAGGTTACAGCGCGTGCAACAGAGGGTGTTGCCCTTGATCCACATCTGAATTTTCCGTTCCCCCTTGAACACCCGAGTGGGAATGCCCTTCCATCGCCCCGACAATCTGCTGCGCCGCGTGCTTCCAAGCCTCAGCAAAGTAGACGACCGACACGATCTCATCAAAACCAGCACTAGTCCTCAGAAGTGTGTCCTCACGAAACTTGTGATTTCGACTAGGAAACACCATATTTATCTCTAGCTATTGAGTGTCGCGTCGTCTCCATTATTGGCACACGACGAAGGAGCATGCGTGACGAGCGACGCAGACATGAACTGGTGGCGGGGCGTCAGGATTGGTCTTTTGGTGAATGGAGAAACAGGTGGCATCACAGCCCAGATCACAACCTGAGTGGGTGCAAAAACTCTGGGACAAGTTTCCGGCCTTGAAAACTATTTTTGGAGCGGTGGTCGCAGGCGTTAAAGCGTTTATTGCGTCTTACTGGTCGTCCCGATTTCACAAGGGCGTTGTGCTTGTTGCTACAATTGCTGGTCTGGTCCCTTTTGCCATTATTTTTGTAGGAATCCTGGTTGCCTTGACGCAGTGAATGGAGAAACAGGTGGCATCACGCCCCAGATTAGAACCTGAGAGAGTTCAAAACCACTGGGACAGGTTTCCAGTTTTAACGACAGGCATTGGATGGATCGTCAAAGGTGGGAAGTTGTTCATGGCCGGTGCCAGAGCGATCTCGGCGGGCATTGATGCTGTTGATGTTCGGATTGATGTGGTCGTTAAAGCAGTTGTTGCTTTCGTGAAGACGGATATGTTTGACAGGTGGCTGATGCCGGTCTTTTTTCTCTTCGGCGCAATTGTTGGCGCGACATTGTTCCTAGTTGTTTTTGCTGGAGAGATCGCACGATCTGTTTTTCTTTAG